CACATAAGCACCTGCTGCCTGTGTGTCCTCGTCAGTGAGTCGTTGTTGGCGGTTGGGCACAACCATGCCACGTTCGTGTGCTTCGTTGATGATGGCCTGTTCAGTCACAGCCACAGCACCCATTGTGGTGGCCAACAGCACTGTGTTGGCATGTGCCAGTTCGCTGGCCAGTTCTAAGAAGCGTAATTTCTTGTCCAGTTTGTCCAACAGCAAGGTATCTTGCCGGTTGTATTCAATAAAGGTCTTAAAATGTTGATTGTACAGTTGATCCAGTGTGCCTTCAAACTGTGTCTTGCGCTCACCCAGTTCGTACTCAGCAATGGCATCCAGGCTGTAGCTATGTCGCTCTTCATAAGTGTACTTGCGATACAGTTGCATATAGTCCATATGCACACGACCCACCAGGTCATAGGTTTCGTTCTCAGCACCAAAGCGTTCAAACACACGCTTCTTGGGAAACTGTCCCCACAAACAAAAACGTCGAGTGTCGTCTTTGCTGAGCACTCGAGTGATACGATTCACTGTGTAGGGTATGTCATAGCCTTCCGAGTTCCAACCACTCAAGATGTCTGCATCTTCTATGAGATCCAGAAACATCTTCAACATCTCTGACTCAGACTCACACAGCACAGTGTTTTCAAATTCTGCACAGATCTCACGAGCAGTCTCTGCACTCATGTGGCGTGGTGCCACCACCAGTGTGACCAGTTGCTCCAACCAATTCAGATATACCGATATGGCAGTGATGGGATTGAAAGGATCTGTCACAGGAGAGAAGCCACGCACTGAATCGAACGCAACTTCAATGTCAAAAAATGCTGTGTGTAGTACAGGTGCGTCTTGGTCTTTGTAGTTTTCTTCAAAACAACGGAATATGGGATTTATGTCCGATTCGTAGATTTGTCGACCGCTTTGTGCTCGAACTTCCTTGCGGAACTCTTTGTTGTTGCGTGTGCTGAATCTTGACACAGGTGTGCCGTAGATGCTTTGAAACTTGCCTCGGGCGTCATCGTAGTAAAAAACATAATTGGCAGGATACTCTCGGTACTGCCGTTTGCCATCGCGGCGTTCTACCACGTGAATGCGATCGTGCTCACGATCAAATAGTGCGTCAATATAACTCATTAGTCTCCGTTTGTGGCCGGTATAGCCTTGTTACATGTTCGTGTCGTGAACGATTCGTTGCTGTTGAAAGCAATATTTATAATGTCTTGCCCACTGTTTCGAGAATTGTTTCCAACAGCTCTTGATCTTGTTTGGTTTTGCCAAATTCGGCCTTGTGTGCCACTCTGATGGCTTTTTTCAACACAGCCGGTTTGATTTCTAATTCTTCTGCAATGGCCTTGATGGTGTCGGTCAGGCCACCTTGCAAGGTATCAATTTCGTGCATGACCTGCATGCCTTCGTTGATGATTTGGGTAAGTTTGATCTTTTGATCGCCGTTGAATGTTTTGGTATCCATGTGTACTCCTAAAACACTAGTATAACACAGATTTTGGTTTTGTCAAAAGAAATTTGCTCACTTCAAGCATCACGGTAGCGAATCGCTTTGCTTGCCCAGCAGCCGGGCCACACGGTCCTAAGGTAGGTGTGTTGGTTTGTGTCAGCTCTACTATCCTGGCCTTAGTTTGCCATGGAAGGAGAACTGACCACGTTGCCTATGCCAAATTGGAATTCCAAAATCAATCGGGCATGCATTGGATTTTCAGCGAAAACCGCAGTCCTTACAATCTGTCCCTTGACTAGCACAGTGGCCACGTATTTGTTCATACACGTGATTGTTTGATGCCGGCCAGATGTTGCATACGTTCCGCGCTTTCATTAACGCTGTATTGATCCACGTAGTTCTTGCCCACATTGGCACCCGACGCACCACCAAACCCAACACCTGTTGTTCTGGTTGCAGTGTGCTGTTGTCCAGGCTTGCCCAATGCACCTGTGGTATCAGTATAGTTGGCTGAGACTGACTTGGTTCCTGCCAATTGCCCTTTGTTATAATTGGCTGATTTTTGTGTGGCCGTCATGTTCAAGTTTGGAGCTGCCTGCATGCTTGCGGAAACTGAGCCACCACCGCCTGGTGTCATATTTTTTGTTGCACTGAGAGTTGTCCCGCCAACACTGGTTGTGCCCGACAAAGTGTTTGTGCTTTTGTCGGTTGTGAAACTTGCACCTGGCACATTCACTGTGGCCTGATTGGGTTCTTCATTGATTCCTGTTGCGCTGTCAGCAGCCAATTTGGCCAATTCATCGTCACTGGAGCCAACGTAATTTTTGCCCACCGTGGCACCTGACGCACCACCAAAGCCAACTCCTTTGACTTGTTGTTTGGCTTGTCCGGTCATGTTGTTGGTGGCAGTTTTGGTTGTGGTGCCGGCCAACTGACCTGCGCCAATGTTGGGACCAACAGTTCGTGCGCCCAGTGTTGCTGTGCCCAGGTTGAATTGTTGGTCAGTTTGTTTTGTGTAGCCACCTGGTGTCTTGGTCTGCGACACAGACAACGGACCTTGATTGAAATTTGTGGTCACATCACCCGTGGCTGAATCTGTGGCCTGGCTCACACCGCCAAAGTTCATTTCGTCCAGTTCTGCACCGCGTATCATGCGTTGGATTTGTTTGAGTTTATGATAGTTTTGTTCCGCGTCACGTCCATCATAGTAGGCCTGTCCATCTGCACGATCGTATTGTGGATCTCTGCGCAGTTCTGCTTGGCGTACCAATTCATCAATGTTGGGATATTTGTCTGCCAGGTCTCGGCGTTGTTTGTCCTGGTCCACAGGCGGTGCGGTATATGGTCTGCTTCTAGCATCTGCTCTGCCAAGGCCGCGTTCTCTTTTGGCAATGGTTCGATCAGCTGCCGCAACCGCTGCAGGATCGTCACGGCCAAAGAATCGATCTGTCTGAGCCATGGCTTTGTTCACAGTGGCCTTTTTACGATAGTCGCCTAGGCTGACTTCGTCTACCTTGGTTTTTTTACTTTCTTTATAGTTCTTTTGTACGTCAGCATTGCCTTGTGGATCAATGTAGCTAGTACCTGAATAATTTTTTCCTGTTTTGGGATCAGTATGATCCCACCGGCCCAATGATTGTTGTTGCCCAGTTGTGGGATTTTTCGCAATGGTTGTGCTGGTATATGTTTGATTGGTTTTTCCTCCCCGGTCAGTTGTGCGCATGTCAGAAAAAGTGGTAATATCGTCAAAACCGTCACCTTCATCAAGATCACCGGTATCTGCATATTTGCCAAAATATTGTTGCTGTTGTTGCAAATTTGCTTGACGTTCTGTGTCAGTGTAGCCCTGTCCTGATGCCATTCTTTGTGTAAAATCGGCTATTTTTTCAGGAGTCTGGGTTTGTGCTTTGTATGCTGCCATGTTCTTTGCATAGTCGTCTCTTGACATGCTACCTATTTTGGATATACGTGTGCTGCCATCTGGTTGAGTGGTTGCCTGCTGACCTGGTGGCACATTGACTGGATTTGTGTTTTCTACATAAGCGGCTGTGCCGTCATCGTTCCAAAAACCGCCATCATTGGGAGTAGGCATACCTTTAAACTGTTGTTTGTAATAGTCATCCCATTCTTCATCATCAGGAGTTATATCCATTCTTTGACCGTCAGCATTTTGAGTTCTGAAAACGGTACCTGCATCTCTGTGTTGGTAATAATTTGGGTATTGTTTGCGCTGTGCTGCTGCGTCAGATTCCTCTTCCACCACAAATTTTTTGTTATTGTATAAATCGTTGATGATCATGATTATCGTTCTTCTATGTAATCTTGACTGAGGTCTTGCTCAGGCTGTTGTTGACGCTTACGTGCTTGGTATAACTTCACTGCCATGCCAGCATCGTCTAGACTCCGGAAACGACTGGGCAATGCTTGTTCACCATTGCGCAGTTCATAACCTTGGTTGTCATCTCCATAACAACCTAGAGATTTGCCATCATCCATTTCAAATGTAGCAGTAGGCAGTGGTGTGGCTGGTTTACCGTTGACGGTGGCTGGAGCATAGTCAGCGGCTGTCTTACGATCAACGACATTAGATTTCAAAGAGACATCAGGCATGTTGGCCGGATTGACCACAGTTTTGGCAATTCCTTGAACATTTGCTGCTGCTTGATTGGCATCAAACTTTTCTAATTCACCTGCATCAGTAGCATCAATGGTTTTTTGTGCTT